TGCATATGCCCACAAAACTATTTTCCAAAAAACCATGAGGTCGCCTAATGCCCCGAAAGTTTAAGTCTGTTGCCAAGGATCGTAAGTCAGGCATTCCTAAGAAGTACGTTAGTGGATCTGGTGATGCGGAAGGTACGCGCAAGGAAATATTGAGAACTCGAGCGTTATATCGTATGGGTAAGTTGACTGGTGCTGATATGGATAGGATTTCTAGGGAAAGGTCTAAGCGATGAAGTTACCTGCTAATTATGTTAAGGCTGTTGGTGGTCAGACGAAGGCTGAGAAGATTTATAAGCGTGGATTGGGTGCTTATTATAGCTCTGGTTCGCGTCCGAAGGTTTCTGCGCATCAATGGGCGATGGGTAGATTGAAGAGTGCTGCTACTGGCAAGGGTGGTGCACGTAAGGCTGATGCTGATATATTGAAAGGATAGTGGTATGCCGATGGGTAAAGGAACGTATGGTAGCAAGGTTGGTCGCCCCTCTAAGGAGGACAAGGCCAATCCGATGCTGAAGAAAATGGCTATGAAGAAGATGGCCAAGAAAAAGAAGAAGTGATTAACTGGCACGTTTATCCTGATGGGTTGCGTATATGGCGTGATGGTGAGCTGATTGCTGTAATAGAGCATGATGTCTTTCCCCAGCTTATTGAGCAGTTGGCCAGGGGTTTGCTGGATAAATCTCGTAGCAATATCACTGATATGTATTCCTAGCTATTGTGGTATTGCTTTCTTTGTAATATCGTTATTGAACTTGCAACGCTGTATAGGAGGAAATAATGTCTAAGCGTTTTAGTGTTGTGCAAGCCAAGGAAGTACCAGGTCGGGATAAGCCGGTTTGGTTGCGTCATGGCATTGCTTTTCAGAATGACAAGGGCATCAGCATTAAGCTGGAGGGATTGCCGCTTCCGAATAAGGAGGGTGAGGTTTGGCTGAAGCTGTTTGAAGATGATGGCTCACGTTCTCAGCAACCTTCCCGCGCCGATACTGATACGGGCGGTGATAGTATTCCGTTCTGATGTTGGACTATGAGCATTATAGGCTACCGGAGGGGAATGTTGTAATATCCTTTTCTGGTGGCCGTACATCTGCATATATGTTGCACCAGATAGCCGAAGCGAATGGTGGCATACCGAATAGATGTGTTGTTTCTTTCCAGAATACGGGAAGAGAAATGCCTGAGACGTTGGATTTTATTCAAGAGTGCTCTAATCGTTGGGGGATAAAAATCGTCTGGCTGGAGTGGATCAGGGAAAAGCCAAAGTTTCAGATTGTAAGTCATAACTCTGCGTCAAGAGATGGAAGGCCATTTGAGTTGTTGATTTGGCAGAAGAGACATTTGCCTAATGTTCGCATGAGATTTTGCACTCAAGAGTTAAAGGTTCTTACTTCTAAGAGATATTTGCGCTCTCTTGGCTGGGATCATTGGACGAATACCGTTGGTATTAGGGCTGATGAGGCGCAAAGATTAGGCAGGGAGGATAAGGATCGTTGGGTGACTTGGCATCCTTTGGCAAATGCTGGTGTTACGCGTATGGATATATCAGACTTCTGGGCCTCTCAGCCTTTTGATTTAAGGTTGCCGAATGTGAATGGCTCTTGCTGGCTTGGAAATTGCGATGGGTGTTTCTTAAAAAGTGAATCCACTTTAGCATCTTTGGCTAGGGAGTACCCTGAGCGCCATCAATGGTGGCAAAAAATGGAAGATACTGCTTCCGATTGGACGTTGGGCATGGGTCGTTTCAGAAAAGAGTATTCTCGCCGCGAAATAAGATGGATGGTTGATAATCAGGGTGATTGGATTTTTGATACAGAGGGTGCGCTGTGTCAGGCAGATCATGGAGATTGCACCGGATGAGCAGAAAAAAAGAGGATAAGATAAAGCCTATCCCGCCGGTTGGTCGGTTTGGCGGTGCGCGTTTGTTGCAGCGTCGAATTGGCCGCTCGGAGACATTGGCTCAGAACAAAGAGGCTGTGGCTACTGAGCTTATAGCAATGGGTACGGCTCGTATTACTGACATCATTGATCTGCATACTGGTGCTGTAAAGCCTCTGGAGGATATTCCTGATGAGGCTTTGGCTTCGATCAAGAAGGTGACTGTGGGCCAGCATGGTACGACGATTGAGATGTTTGACAAGGTAAGTGTTCTGCGCGTCTTGGCTAAGGCTAGTGGCTTGCTCGATGTGGAGAAGAACGTGGACAAGCCTTCGATTGTTGGGATCAACATGAAGGGGCCAGAAGTCACGACAACGTATGAGGCAGATGATGACTGATCTTCCCAGCATGAACTTGGATTTTTCCAAGTCTGCAACGGTTTGGAAGTTTCTACACGATAAATCTTTTGTTCGCGGCCTGATGGGGCCGGTTGGATCTGGTAAGTCATACGGCTGCGCTGCTGAAATAATGCTCAAGGCTGTTCAGCAAAAGCCCTCGCCGCGTGATGGCATTCGGTATTCTCGGTTTGTGATCGTGCGCAATACCTATCCAGAGCTAAGAACAACAACGATCAAGACATGGCAAGAGCTGTTTCCAGAGGATGTATGGGGGCCGATGCGCTGGCAACCGCCTATCACCCATCATCTGAAGCTGCCTTCGAGGGAAGGTGCGCCTGGTATAGACTGCGAAGTTATCTTCATGGCTCTTTCTACGCCACAAGATGTAAGGAAGCTGCTATCTCTGGAGCTAACAGGGGCATGGGTAAACGAGGCCCGTGAGCTGCCGAAGGCTGTGATCGACGGGCTGACGCACCGTGTTGGCCGTTATCCTACGCAATCTGATGGTGGCGCGTCTTGGTATGGCATTATCATGGATACCAACCCGCCTGACGCGGATCACTGGTGGCATGAACTGGCAGAGAAGAACCCTATCGGCGGTCGGTTTCCGTGGAAGTTCTACCGGCAACCTGGTGGTGTGCTGGAGGTAGCAGCTAAGGATTTGCCCGAAAACCCAGAAGCCAATGGCTTTGTGTTCTCTGGTGGCAAGTGGTGGATGGTTAATCCATCTGCTGAAAACAAAACGCATCTGCCTAGTGGGTACTATGAGCAGCTTCTCGGCGGCAAGAATGCTGATTGGATCAGGTGCTACGCTGAGGGCAAGTACACTTTTGTACAAGAAGGGCGTCCGGTCTGGCCTGAGTATGACGATGATATGATGTCAGGTGATGTCACTTATGATCCGCAATATCCATTGCAGATCGGCGTTGACTTTGGTTTAACACCGGCCGCTATCTTTGGGCAGCGTACATCTGGTGGTGCTTGGAAGGTTCTTGATGAGCTTGTGACGTTTGATATGGGGCTTGAGAGGTTTGGGCAAGAGCTACTAGCTAAGATCGCTGCGAGCTTTAATAAGGCTGATGTGGTGATATGGGGCGATCCCGCCGGTAACAAGCGCGATGAGATCTATGAGGTCACTGCCTTCGATCACTTGCGCTCGATTGGTTTCAAAGCATCTCCGACTGACAGTAACGCGTTCAACGTGCGCCGTGAGGCTGCTGCTGCGCCTATGAACCGGCTGGTGGGCGGCAAACCTGGGCTAATGATAAACAAGAAATGCTTGCGGGTGCGAAAGTCTTTGGCTGGCGGTTACTTCTTCAAGCGTCAATCTCTCGGAGCTGGGCAAGAGCGGTTCAAGGATATGCCGGTAAAGAATGAGCATTCTCACTGCGGGGATGCGTTTGGCTATCTGATGCTGGGTGGCGGCGAGCAACGTCGATTGCGGCGCGGTACATACGGCAGCAGCTTTGGTGGTGGCCAGACATTCAACGCAACAACAGACTTCGAGATCTTTTGATGGGGTTGGTGCAGCTTCCAGAGTTTCGCATGAGTTCCGACGAGCAGCTTGTTCCTCTGCGCTATGAGCATGTTGCTAGAATGCGACTGGCCGATGATAACAAAGAATACATGGAGTATATTCCCAACTACATAGATTATATTTGGGATAATTCTGAGGACGGATGGAGCTGGGCGGGCATTGGCAGAGGCAAGGTTGTTATAGCTTTTGGCATTCGGCACATCTGGCATGGCCTAGCAGAGATGTGGCTTGTTCCCAGCGAGGACATTGGCAGTCATGCGATATCACTTGTGCGTGGCGCAAGGGCCGTAACCGATACCGCTTTACAAGATTATGGGGTCAGAAGGCTACAAATCTGCGTAAAAGTGGAAAATGATACCGCATTTAAGTTTGCCAAAGCACTACGTTTTGAGGTAGAAAGTGTTATGAGAAAGTTTGGCCCAGAGGGGGCTGACTACTACATGATGACGAGGTTTTAGCATGGCGGGATTATTAGGCGGCGGTAGACGCGGCCCTACTCAGGCAGAAAAAGATGCTCAGGCGGCTCAGAAAAGATCTGAAGAACGCGCAACAACCCAGGAACGCACAGAGATGCAGGGCGCTCAGGCTCGTCGCCGGTTGCGCCGTACTGGTGGAATGAGATTGCTGTTCTCTCCAGAGCGCCAGGAAGGTACGCAAACTAAGTTAGGTGGTGGCCAATGACACGTATTAGAGATTTTCAAAAAGTTTATGACGTAAAGAAAGCTGCTAAAGCTCCAGCCAAAGAAGAAAAGGCTGCTGCTGAAAAGCCAGCAAAGAAGGCTCCAGCAAAAAAGAAGGCGAAATAAATGGCTGTTTTATCAAAAGATACTGGTTTGGTTACAGCAGCGCTGACTGCTCAAAACACATTCACCGATTGGATCTACTCCACAAAAGAGTTCAATCTCTCAATCTCCGGTACGTTTGTAGGCACGATCACAGTGCAGCGGGCTTTCGATACGGCTAGTCCAGATGCCGATGCGCGTGATGTTGAT